GGTGTACGCGCAGTCAGCGATCGCGCCGACGATCTCGTAGCTCAGCTTCTTCATGACCTGATAGGCCAGCTCCTCGTAGACGTACCGGACGAAGCCTTCGCCGGTCTCTTCCATCATCTCGTCGGAGATGGTGATCCACTTCTTGATGTTGCCGGCGGTCAGGGTCACGATGCCCAGGCTCAGGCTCTCCTCGGTGGGGGCGGTGCTGCCTTCCACGTGCAGGTACGCGCCGTCAGCAGACAGCTCGAAGGCCACCTTCACGTTGCCGGCGAAGCCGGTCTTCTTGATCCGGCTCAGGATGTTCTCGTTCTCCCAGGCATGGCTCACGATGTCGTCCACCAGGGTGGGCACCGGCACAGTGCCGGAAGCGTTCTCGGTCAGCAGGCTCCGGCATTCCTCATCCTTGCCGGTCTTGATGTAGTTGGCATAAGCATTGATGTACTCAACACTGCCGCGCATTTCCAGATCCGTCATTTTCTTTTCCTCCTGAAATTCGTTCGTAATTTCCCCGGCGCCGTTCTCGACGGCCTTCCGGTCTTCATCGGCCTTTTCGGCCTTCTTCTTCAGCTCCTCGAGCTGGCTGTCCAGCGTGGCCTTTTCGGCCATCAGCTGACGGGCTTCCTCGCCCAGCGCGTCCAGATCGGCTTCCGGCTGTTCCAGCGCGGCGTCGATCTCGAGCTTCCGCTGTTCGATCTCGCCCTGACGCGCGATGATTTCCTCAATCGTCATGGTTGGGTTCCTCCCGTTTCAAAATCTTCCGGATCTCTCCGATCCTGCGCTTCCGCTCTTCCTCGGCCAGAACCTCCTTCTGGACCTCGGCGATCAATCCGTCGCCGATGCTGCGGCTGCTGATCTCGGTGGCGTCATTTGCCGGCAAACTTACCGCCGAGACGTCATACAAGCGGCCGATCTTGGTGATCGTCCGCAGGATAACCGTGTTCCCGTCCTCGTCCTTCGACCGCTGGCTCTTCTCGCCCGTCACGGTGAACCCGAAGGACATCTTGGTCGTGTACCCGCCCTGGATCTCCTCGAAGAGCTGGCGCCCGATCTCCGTGCCGCCCAGGTTGGCGGTCACTTTCAGGCCGTGCTCGTCCGCCTCCAGCTGCAGGGTGCCGTTCTTTACCCTGGCGAATACCCGGCCCTCGTGGTCGTACTGCATGATCGTGTCTTCCATGTCCGTCTCAGCGAACGCCTGGGCGTCCACCTGCTCGTTGACGATCATGTTCTTGTCCCGCCACAGCTCGTATGGCTGGTTGAACGTAGTGGCGTAGCCCTCCACGATCATCGCGCCGTCGTCCTGCTTGCGGGTTTCCATCAGTGTCGCGTCGATCTTCCGATATTCGCGGCTCTCAATCTTCACAGGCATCAGATAACCCTCCAATCCATCTGTTCGTATTGCCGCCACAGCGGCTGCAGTTCATAGTTCCGGTCCGCGGCGAAGTGCGTGATCCCCGGATCGCTGACCTCGACGATCCACCGGTTGCTGTTCCAGTACGGGCTGATCTCGTGGATCTTCGTCTGGCAAAGCAGGTTGATCGCGTCCTGTTCCGGGAAGTCCATCTCCCGGGTGTTAACCAAGCGGATCAGCTCCGCGGCCATGCCGTCCCGCAGCTTCTCCAGGTCCATCGGCATCACGCCGGCGTTGTAATATACAAAAGGCCGCTTACACCGGATCGGCTCAGCAGCCATCCCCATGTAACAGCCTTTCAGATCTGTATCGATCAGCTCCGTGATGTCGCGGTTGCAGATCGTATCGATGTCCAGCCAGAGCACCAGGCCCTCGTCCGGGAAGAGCTCCGGCAGCGCCAGCTTCATCAGCGCCATGTAGCTCCAGCGCTTTTTCACGTTCGGCCCGCCCGGGTCGAACCACTTTTGCCCGGACACGTTCTTTGTCCGGATCACATCCGGCAGCTCCTCCGGGAACGTCTCATCCTCCGTCAGGAACCACACCGTGTCCACCTTCGTGTGCATCAGCAGGCTCTTCGCCGCCACGGCCATGTTGTGGTACACGTTCCGCGTGCCGGCGTATATGACGACCTTCTTCACTGATCGCCACCGTCCGTCTTGTCCGCCGGCGGGTTCGTGATGTCGTAGTACTCGCCGCGGGCGGGGATCTGGTCGCCGAATGGCGCCGGCAGCGGAGACAGGTTGACGATCTCCCTCAGCTCGTTCCGTGTCATCAGCCCGCGGTCCGCGAATGTCTGGATCGCCTGGAGCTTGTCGGTGTTGCTCATATACTGCAGCCGGTTCGAGGAGAAGAAGATCCGGTTCCCGAACTGCCGCTCGCGCTCTGTGTAGAACATCCGGGTCATGACGTCGCTCAGCTGGATCGCGAAGGGCTCGATCGCGCCCTCGTAGAACGCCAGCCAGGCGTCGCCGTAGGCCTTGTTCTGGATGATGTCCTCGTTCACCGCGAAGTAGTCGTACACGTTCGCCTTGATCAGCGCCTGCTGGTCGGCGTCGATCTTGTACCCGTCGGCCTTCAGCTGCTGGATGTTCCTGTACGTGTTCGGGAACAGGACCATGCCGCCGGCGGTCTTCTTGTTCTGGAACGTGAAGGAGTTGAACCGCTCCATCTCCGCGGCCAGGTCCTCGTCCGTCGCCCAGTTGTCGCTCTGGGCCATGAACCGGTAGCTCGCGCCGTTCTTCACGCCCTCGATGATCCCCTGGCGCTGCATCTCGATCAGATCGAGCACCGCCTTCATGGCTTCATTGCTCTCGCCGAACAGGTCGCTCCGGTACTGGTACCGGGTCAGGATGCCGACCTCCCACAGGCTCACCGCCAGGCGCTTGTTGTTCTGCAGGTAAAAGCGGATGTACGGGGTGCCGTTATACTCGACGGTCTCCCAGCGGTCCGGCACGATACCGATCACGCCGTTGATCTCGCCGTACTCCCCGCGCGTCGGGACCAGGAACGCGGTGTTCCGCGCGTAGAGGATCACGGTGGTCCGGTACAGGAACTGCGGCCACGTCTGGAACTGGTTCGGCTGGATCAGCATCCGGCTCGCCAGGTTCGGCTTCGCGCTGCCCTGGATGTTCACCTGGAGCTTCGACGCGTGCCTTCCATGCGCGTCCAGCGCCGCCCGGATCAGGTCGCTCTCGAACACGCTGCCGTTCCACGTGTGGAACGTCGGAGTGTACCCGTCCAGCAGCTGGAAAGTGTGCTGCACCTTCCCGACGCCGGCGCCCTGGCCGTCCGCCTTCTTTCCGAAGAGCTTCTCAAAAAGTCCCATAGCCTTCACCTCTTACCTCTATACCCCGCCGTTCATCAGGCGCTTGCCCATCTCGGCCCAGTGGTTCTGCCGCATGCACATCGCGTCCAGGATCGCGGCGACGCCGTCCACGTGCGCGTTTTTGCTAAGCTTGACCAATTTCTTCCGCGAATACGCGGAGGTCCCGGTCTCGATCTGCTGCGCCGCATCCATCAGGTGGATCTTCAGCAGGTCATTGTCATCGATGCACTTGATCCGGCCTTCCTTCAGCATCCCCTCGAACGTGTCCTCGATGTTCGTCAGGTTCCAGCCCTGGTACACGCTCTCGCAGTGATAGGAGGCCTGTTGGAGCTCATCCACCAGGTACTGCGCGCTGTACCGGTCATACCCAAGCTGTAGCGGCAGGATCTTGTACTCCTTCCGCATCCGCTCAAACCAGAGGAAGATGTCGTGGTAGTCGATCACCTGCTCGCCGCTTGCGGAGAGCAGTCCGCGGTCGATCATCGCCCGGTACGGGATCGCGTCCCGCGCGGTGGCCTCCTGGATCTTCTCCTCCGGCAGCCAGAAGTGACTGATCACCCAGATCGTGCCGGCATCCTCTACCAGCAGGCAGGCGCTGGACAGGTCGGTCGTATGCGACAGGTCGATGCCGCCCAGTGCGTAGTGGTTGGCCAGCTCGCTGATCGGCTTGCGCCGGTCGAACATCTTCCTGACGTCCTCCGCGCTGAACCAGCTCTGGCTCGCCGTCTGCTTGATGCAGGCGTATTTGCAGATGAACTCGTACTTCTTGCTCAGCGAGCCCTCCGCTACGTTGATCTCTTCCAGCATGTAGTCCACGCTGGTGGAGACGCCAAGGTTCGGGTTCGCCTTCCGGAGCTCGTTGATGTCGTTCCACTTCTCCGGATCGTCGATCATATACAAAAACGGCGCCAGCCTCGTCTCTTTGCTGGTGCCGTTCAGGACCGCTGTCGATCTCTTGATCAGCTCGTCGTATATGCTCTCGTTCTCGTAGCCCGCCGTCGTGATCCCGAACATCAGCGGCTGCGACCGTGCGCCCAGGGCACTCTTGAAAACCTCGTACTGGCGGAGGCCTGCTTCGCCGCGCCAGCTGGCCAGCTCGTCCAGGCTCACGAACGACGGGTTCAGGCCGTCGGTCTTCTTCTCGCTGAAGGCCACCGGCATGGATGAGGAGTTGCTTTCCTCGAAGTAGATGTCCGTCCGGCGCTTCTTCGCCAGCTTCGCCAGGCGCGGATCCTTCGAGATCATCTGGTAGTGCGCCTCAAAGGCCAGCCTCGCCTGGTCCAGCTTCGGCGCGCAGAAGTATGCCCGGGCGCCGTACTCGCCGTCCGCGATGCACATGTACACGCTGATCGCGGCGTCCAGCAGCGTCTTGCCGTTCTTCCGGCCCATGACCACGAACACCTCGCGGAACTGCCGCAGGCCCTCCGCGTCCACGATGCCGAACACCACAGACACCAGTGCCTTCTGCCACACCTCCAGCGTGATCAGCTGCGGGGCCAGCGGGCCCTCGTGGTGCCTGCAGTACTGCTGGATGAACGCGATCGCCCGGGCCGCCTTTTTCTGGTCGAAGAAGAACCTCTTCTCCTCCAGGCCGTGCACGATGTACTCGTACCACTTCCGGATCCACGTGCCCACCGTGA